GTTGCGGTCAGGCCTGGCGCGTGGCCACGAGCTGGCGCAGGTACTCGGTGTTGATGCGCGACTGGTAGCTCACGCGCTCCAGCGGCGAGTAGGGCGCGAAGTCGTAGCTCGGCAGCAGGTGCCCCGCGCTCAGCGTCTCGGGCGTGTTCAGCTCCGCGTCCAGCCAGACGTTGCCGTCCTGGATCGCGCCGTTCGCGGCCTGGTGGCGCAGGAAGCGGCGCCCCGTTTCAAGGATGTCGTCAATGCGCGCGTTGTCCAGCGGCTGGTCGATGAACTGCAGCGTCGCCAGCTCCAGGCTCTCGGCGATGATGTCCGCCGTGCGCCGCACGTTCAAGAAGTTTTTCTGGTGCGAAACAGTCGGCCATGCCGCGCTGCGGTTGCCCCAGCCCCGGATGCCGGTGCCGAAGCTGTTGGCCACCGTGATGATCCCCGCCTCGTTCAGCAGGTTGGCTTCGCAGTTCGGATCGTTCAGGCTGAACTCAATCGGCCGCTCCACGCCCGTGATGCCCAGCAGCTCGATGTTCGAGCCCGACCACCAGTAACCGTTGTCCTGGTCGCGGCGGCTCCAGGCGCCCGCCACCAGCGTGGAGAGCGGGCCCAGCACCTCGGCCTCGGCCACCGTGTCGTAGTACTTGACGTGCGGGTAGCACAGGCCCACGCGGTCGCTGCTGGTGTTGAAGTTGATCGCCCCGGCCGGGCCGCGCCCTGTGATCGCCTGCGCGGGCGTCACGCCAATGGGTGCATCCACAAACGCTACCGCGCGCATCGCCTCGGCCTGCACGATCAGGTTCGCCGACACCGCGCTCAGGCTGGAGAAGCCCGGTGCAATCAAGATCTTCGGCGAGAAGCCGAACTGCTGGTACGCATCGCGCCAGCCATACATGCCCGTGCGCGCGCCGGTCACCGGGTCAACCCCGCCGATGATCTGCGCTGGCGTCACGGTGTCGATGTCAGCGCCCTCGGCGGCCGGGTCGTACACGTTGCGCACGATCACCACCGTGGGCTTCTGGTCAAACAGGCGCTTGAGCTCGCGGGCAATCGTGCCCTCGGTGCCGAACTGGGCGATGTCGCCGTACTTCGTCACGAGCACGTTTTGATTGATGGGGCCGGATCCGGCCGTGCCGACCAGGCCGACCACGCTGGACTTGACCAGGCGGACAGGGCGCGGGCCATCGTTGATCTCGATGGTCTCGACCCCGTGAAGAAAGTTTGCAGCCATGGGTTACTCCTTTGCGGCTTTGGTGGATTTCGGGGCGGGCTTCTCGGCGGGCGCAGGTGCCTGCTCGGCAACCTCCACCAGGTAGCCCTGGGCGGCCAGCGTGCGCACCGCCGCATTGCCATCGGGCAGGCGCACGGTCTTGCCCGCGCGCAGCAGCACATCGGTGCTGGTCTCTTTGTCCTGCAGCGTGATGCCGCTGTCAGGGCCTCGATAGATGTACTTTTTCATGTCGCTCCTGGGGTCAAACGGGTGGGAAAAAATCAGCCGGGTGCTGCAGTTCAACGCCTGCCAGCGCCGGCAACTCCGAAGGGTCCAGCGCCGTGAAAGGCCCGGCCACCGCCGGCGGGACGATCACGCTCACCATCGGCACCGTGAGCCGCATCGAATAGCCCCACACGCCGTCATTCGCGCCCGTGTAGGTCTCGCTGCGCACCGACACCGGCCCGGCCCCGCCAGGCGGCTCATAGCCCGCCAGCGCCTGGCGGCAGGCCTCCAGCAAGTCGTAGGCGCCGGTGCCCACATCGGGCGAGGATTCGTCGGGCTGGTGCGTGCGCAGGTTGCGGGCCAGCAGGCCCAGCTCAAACTCCGCCGCCCACGCCACCAGGCCCGTGCCCTCGGGGAACTTGCCGCCCCGGTACATCAGCAACACCGCGCCCACCGGGTGCGTCAGCCGATAGGCCTCGGGCTTGCCAGGCCAAGAGCGCAGCTCCACCACCGGGTGCGGCTGGCCCTCGCGCGTGAGCGCCGGGCGCAGCCGCTCCAGCAAAGCGTCTTCCGCGTAGTACACCTGGGCGGCCATCAGCGCTCGCTCCGGGCGAAGGGCGAATAAGGCGGCTCGGCCGGGATGTTGAACTCCACCGATCCACCGCCCACGCCACCGGCAAACACCGGCACCAGCGCCGCGCCAGTCAGCTCGCGCGAGCCGTCCTTGAACGCTGCAAGCAGCTTGATCGCGTCCTCATAGCGTCGCCGCGCGTCTTTGATGTCGTCGGCCGGACGCAGCGTCTGCAGCCGGTACACCACGATGTCCACCGCGCAGCGCAGCAGATCACCAGGCACCGGCAGCGGGAGCCCAGCAGAATCGATCAGAGGGAGGAGATACCGGCCAGCCAGGTAGCCGTCAATCTCGGCTTGCGCATCGTCGAGCGCGATCTGCAGGCGGGTCTCGTCAATCGCCTGCGCCGCAGCGTCCGACATCTGCCGCAGCTCAGCTTCGCTGATGCGGTCGCGCAGAGACTGAAGGGTGGCGTAGGTCATGACGCCCATGGTGCCGAGGGGGCGCCATGGGCGACATTAAAACGGTTTATTGATTGACGGTCTGATAGACGCAGACCAGCGAATCACTCCGGCACCTCATCAGGCTGTACCGGCGCGTCCAGAATCTGCATAGCACGCCCTGTGGCGAGCAATCCAACCGCTTCAAGTTGATTGACGCCTGCGCGGGTGTCTGCCCGATCAAGATCGACGAACGCACCGGCCATGACATCCGTTTGACTTGCCCGTAGCCAGGCCGCCTGGAGGCGCTGTTCGGTGGGCGCTGTCGAAACATCAAGCTGAGCGAGCTCAATGGCCACCTTTTCGGTCGGAGTGAAGCGATTGCGGAATGCCAGCCTGGTGACCCGGCGCTGCGGCACTTGCGCGGGCTCGGGCACCACCGTAGGCAGTGGGTCCCCAGGCATGTAGACGAGGATAGACCCATCGGGCTGCGTGACTGCCCGGACTGCGTTCGACGGGATATCGAGGGGTGATGCGACGGTGATCATGCGACCTCTAGCGAGAAAAATTCCAGCGTGGGGACCGCCGTTGGCGACCCGGCCTGCTGCTGCGTTGCTGACAAGTAAATAGTCGAGTCCATCGAGTCCACGGCGTACGAATCAAACAACAGTGCGTTGGTGCCGCTCGTCTGCCCGACCCAGGAGGTGGTTTGAATGTTCACCATCTGCCACTGAGAAAGCAGGGTGGGCGAATCGGGCACGTAAGCTTGTGCGTGCAATGACTGCCGATGAGTAGAAAGTACAGTCTGGTGTACGCCGATCTGAGCGTCGGCCACCGACCCCTCCGCGCCCAGTCGAAACCTGGCTGACCTAGATGCGCCGTCAGCGGCAGACCAAGAAGTTCTGGCGGTCGCGACCATCATCAAACAACCCGGCAGCACACCGCCCGGAATGGCGAGCGTCCGCTGTATTTGTTCATTCGTCGTGGTTACGCCTACTACCTCCGTGCGGCTCAAGTAGATAACTTGGCGGCCTGCAGGCCGCCACCCGCTTGGACTACCGCTATCTCGCTTCCACGAGGTTCCAGGGACGCCGCCGGTGATCAAAGGTGCAAGCACCGTATAACTGCGCCCATCTGGGACGCCGGACAGCGCGATCAGGGACGCCCAATCTGAGACCTCATTTGCGGTGCCAGCTGGTCCCGCATCTCCGGTCTCTCCCTTGAGACTGAGCAGCCATGCCGCTTCGGAGCCCACGAATCCGCCAGCAACCGCGATCTCATAGGCCGACGCCCCGTCATTGCCGGCATCGCCCACATCTCCGGTCTCACCCTTGAGACTGAGCAGCCATGCGGCCTCAGAGCCCACGAATCCGCCAGCCACCGCCAGCTCGTAGGCCGACGCCCCGTCATTGCCTGCATCGCCAACACCTCCGGCCTCGCCCGGATCGCCCTTGAAAAACGGCAGCAGATCGCTGGAGAGCTGCACGATGTTCGTCATTTCGTCACGTCCTCACGCAATATCAGCAGGTCTTTTTTGGTGCTGAGCCGCTGCCCGGCAGGCGTGGTCAGCTCAATGTCATAGACGTGACTCCCCACCGGCCAGTCGGCCACCTGGGCGGCTGTTGCCGATACCTTGAACAGCCGCTCGCTCGCGTCCAACCACTCGAACCCGAGCTCTTGCACCAGCACACCCGATTGCGTGCGCACCTGGCAGCGCCCGGCCCACCCCGTCATATCAGACATCCCCACGCTGCCCTCGGGGATCTCGATCTGAGAGGCGCGCGACAAGTCGTCTCCGCGCGTGTGGTGTAGCGGCATGTCAGCCCTTTTGGACAACCAGGCGAGGCTCGTCCTGCAGCCGCTCCAGCACGCCTTCGGCCAGCTCGGCCACCACAAGCGTGGTGGGCTCGCGGGTGAAGCGCATACCGCAGCGGTGGAAGCGCTCCAGGCCCTTCGCGCAGCTCACCGCCACCGTTCCCTTGGCCAGCTCGGGCGCGGCGCCCTGCGGCTCGCCTGGGCCGTCTGGCGTGCCAGCCTGGGCGCCCGCCGCTGCGGCCACCGCCGACACAGCAGCCAGCGCACCTGCAGGCAAGGCCAACCCGCCGCTGTCGCCCGCCTGGTCTGCACCAGGTGCAGCGCTGCCCGCGTCGGCCAACGGCGCTTTGGGCGCCGTTGCCTTCGGTGCGGCCTTCGGGGCCGCGGCCTTTTTCGCGGCGGCCATGGTCAGGCCACCCAGGGCGTGTCGATCACGCGCACCAGGCCCTTGTTCGGGTTGTCCGCGCCGTTCGCCAGTTTGTCGGCGGTCACCAGGTTGCTGGCCTTGCTGCGCAGCGTGGGCGGGACGACGATCACCGTCGGCTTCACGCCCAGCATCACCCCGCCATCGCCCGTGTGCATCTGCATCGCGGCATACGCTGCCTCGAAGTTCTCGGCGTTGAGCTCGGCCGTGCTCTTGAACGCCATCTGCCAGAAGCCGAAGCCCACGTTGCTGCGCGCGTCCACGCCGTAGCGGAACTTTTTGCGCATGAACACGTTTTCGTCGGTGGCGGTGTCCATGGCCGTGAACTGCGGCGCCTTGCGGTTCTGGAAGATCAGCGGCTTGAGCGGGCGGCTGGTGTCCAGCAGGTACCACGCCGCGCCCACGCCCGCCTGCACGTTGCTCACCGTGCCCACAGCGCCGGTGCCATCCACTTCAGCGGCCACCGGGTGATCGGTGTCGAAGAAGTTCTGGCCGTCGTAGCACAGCGTACTGTGGCCCGCCTTGAGCAAGCTGAACACCAACTGATCGGGCTTGCGGCGCGCAGACTGGCCGGCGGTCTCGAACATCGGTCCATACATGCCGAGGTTGTCGTCTTCGATGTCGTTGCGGTCGACCTCGACGGTGGACTCCCAGTCCTTGTTGGTGATCGAGTAGCCATGCTCTTGCATGCTCTTGAGCAAGCGGTCGCCGATCCACTCGCGCATGTCGGGCCACTGGCCCAGCCAACCGTAGGTGTTGCTCTTGGTGCTGCTTGGCACCGTGGTGGCGATCTGCTCGTAAATCGAAGCCTCGCCGGTGAAGCCAGCCTGGAAGTTGGTCTGGAAGCCCGTGCGGAGGGCGTTGAGTACTGCTGCGGTGATGATCATGGGTTACTCCTGTTGATCGTGTGTCGGGGCGGGCTCAGGCCGAGGCCGGGGCCTTGTTCTTGAGGTAGTCCTCGGGCTTGATGCCCAGCTGCTCGCACACGGCCTTGTCTTCGGCCGAGAGCACAGCGGTCAGCGCGCCACCGGCAGGCGGTTGCCCGTTGGTCTGCAGGCCCGAGAGCGCGGCCGACAGCGGCTTGGCGTCTTTCAGGAACGCCTTGAGCGCCACCAGCGGCTGCGCCTTCCAGTAGTCGGCATTGGCCGGCAGGATGCGGGCGTCGGCCAGGGCGGCGGTCATCAGCGTGGTGTGCTCGGTGGCCTCGCTTTGGGCAGAGAGCGCGGCCAGCTGATCGGCCACCTTCTTGTGCTCGACGAGCGGGATGTGTTGCGCAGGGTCAAACTGCTTGGCTCGCAGCTCAACGATCAGCGCGTCTTTCGCGGT